GCTTCAAGCTGGAACGCTAAGGGGTCCCTGCCCTTCATTTTAAATTCTTCCGGGTTTAGTGCAAATAACTCAGCCCCAGTTGGCCCAGCGGTAAAACCGGGTAAATCTTCCCGAGTGGCTTCTTCTTTCTCTTTCGGCTCGTCAAACATGCCGCCAGCATATGCCGCGCCTAATCCTGCTGCTCCCAAGCCACCATACTGCTGAAATACACCGGGACTCAACGAAGCTGCTGTGATTTTATCTGCGGCGGCCTGACCCATTATCTGAGCATTAATAGCTGCGGTGCCGGACAAATTAGCGGGATTAAGGTTATGGGCAGCAGTAAAACCCCTTACTGCTTTGTCAAAAGCAACGTTTTTAGCTCTTTCTAGTGCCTCTGGCCCAATCGATCCCTTGAACTCGGGTCCTGCGCCCGGAAGATACTGCCCAGCTTTTTGTAAAAAAGTGGGCTCTGTTACTGTTGCGTCGAAAGGATTATATACGGTCCCTCCTTGTCGTGAAGTTGCTTGTGCAATCTCAACTGGTTTAGTCGAGCCCAAAGCCGCGTTCATTGCTGCCGTATTTCGCGCCACCTGTTCCGGAGAGGTAACGATTTCCACAGCGCGAGCTTCTCCTACCGGTATATTCCTTAGAGAAGCATACTCAACATTACCGGCGGCCTTTTTAGCACCCTCTTGCGCCAGACTATCAAGGGTCCCTACTCTCTCCGGTGCCCACGGGGCATCCGGAATGCCCACGTCTTCGTATAATTGTCCAAGAGTTGATGGTGCCATTGGTGTTCCGGTAAAGGATTCCTGTGCCCCCTTCATAAAACCGGGGCCAAATTCGTCGGCTCTAAAGCCACCGGTCAAGGCTGATCCGAGAGTAGATATGCCACCGCCAATAAGAGCCGATTTAAAGGCGTCCTTCAGGCTTCCGCCACCGGCCAGACTACCAAGTCCTCCCCCAATAGCGCCCGCCAATACAGGATAGCCGGGAAAAAACAAACTGGCCGCTATAGGCAATGCAACAGGCGCGATTTTCTTGGCGAACTTGAAAACTCCCTTGACCGCCTTCTTGACCGCACGGAAAATGCTCTTGAAGAAAAACTCCGGCAGACCCGTCACGGGGTTAATGCTGTTCAGTTCGTTGCCTACAACAAATTCCTGTGGATCAAGGCCCATGTCCTTCATCTGGGCAAAAAGAAGCTGTTTGATCTGGGGGTTGGCATTGAGGACTTCCATGGGGATAACGGTTTCCCCCTCTGCCGCGTGGATGACGTATATGTCGCCGTTGCGGCCATATTCCGCAAGCTTCTGCGCCTGATCGTGCATCGATGCAATGCCGACAGGGGCTAACTCGTAATCAGGAGAGGCTTCGGAAAGGGATTGAAGTCCATTGGAAAGACGTTTGTAAGTTGGTTGCGCCGCCATTATGAAAGCTCCAGTACGCTCGCAAAAACATAAATTTTTGAGGCCGTATCACAATTTAGTATGAGCGTATCACTGGTTTCCAGTACGAATGGTCCAGCGAGAGACGTTTGCACGACAGTTGCGAGGCTGATCTTTTCCAGCGTAACCGTCACGGAAGCAGAACTGTCGGTTATCTTGGGGTATATAACTATAGTTCCACTGTGGGAATTATACAAGTTAATGTTCTTGATAACGGCTTCAGTGGCCGCAGGGCAGGTGTAGATGGTCACGTCCCCCGTGGACCCAACCAGACTTCCTATATTCTTGTAAGCTGATGCCATAACTCAATCCATGAACCAGCTTATGCCTCTGGTATCGTCCTCTCCGCTTACAACGGCTGGCAAGTCCGTTTTTGTAAGCGCCATTTCCAGATCACGCATTATGCGGGTGAAAATGTCCGGATCGTACTGATCAGGGACCATGGGCATACTGTGATCAAGCAAACGAGCCATTACCGTCTCCCGTCCGGACGTACATCCAGCCTTAAATCACCCAGTGTCCACGCCAGATCAGTCGTGGCGCTTTCAACACGCCATACGGCCTGACGGGCGCGGGCTCTTAAAAAAGACTGCTGGGTTGTGGTTGTAACCGTATTTGTAGAGTTGGTCGTGTAGCTGTCTCCCGGAAAGTTCCGCGTCTTCAGGATGTAATCTACTGAACCTGATGAGTCAGCGCTCGTATCCGTAATGGAAATATCCGGTATCAGGCGGTTTAAAAACATGAAATGATCTCCGTCCGGAGCCAGATCAAAATCCGAAGACTGAATAAAGGAGGCCATGGCTGCGCCGTCAGCATCATTCCCCTTTTCATGTATGTACACATAATTCACACCGTCCGAAACTCCGGAAGCTCTTGGATTGTCATGGATTCCTGAATCCACCCACGCCGTCCTCGCCAATGTACCTATATCCCATGTATTTTCCGTAAAGTTGAACTTGACGTAGCGGTCTATTTCCGTAGCCCCTGATGAAACATAAAACCAGAAGACCTCATCAAACATCTTGTTGGGAGCCGCAAAGAACTTGAAGCTCTGTTCCAGATTAACGTCATCGAAAAGGTAACGAAGAACGGTGCAGGGAACCACCTGAACCCGTCCCGTGTAGGCGTAGAAATTTTCCCTGTCTATCCAGAAGACCCTGTCGCCCACAGTTGTGACAGCATTTGGCCCCAGAATGGACACATTATTGGCAAGCATACTGATGCTGAATACAAAGGGAGGACCTGTAAAACGCATGGCGTAAAGGGACGTGTCGGTCCAGATAAGCATTTCCTGCCGGGTTTTCTGGGCCGCAATGATCTCGGAACCACTGGAAATCCGGGCGCTTCCTGCCGTATTCGTGGATGTCGGCGTCCAATCAAAGGGGCTTTCCTGATCCGACCAGCGTACCATCATAAGATCCTGCTCCGTCTCCCCGAGAGGATTGCATCCAAAACATACCAGATGCCTGTCTGCACCGGATACCATGATACGCCGGGTAATGGTAGGCGCATCCGACGCACCTGTCTGGGAAGCAAGATCCGTGGCTCTTGCACTTAAACCTAGGGTCTTGTCCCAGTAATAGGGAGTACCGTCAAAGACTGCAAACGCCAGATCCTCGCGCCAGTTGTCCTGAGACCACAGGCGTATGTTTCCGCACGTGGTGGCGGCTATGGGGGAAGCTTCCCCCCATCCTACAAAGTCATTGGATTCTGCGACATTAACTCCGCTGCTGTGCGCGACTGCCGTGGTTCCTCTGACACCGCGCACGACACCCGTATCAAGAGTATCACTGGTTTTTCCCGTATACTGGATGAGTTCGTTTTCAATGCGGATTAACCCTACAAAAGTTGCGGCATCTCCGTTGGTATGTGCTGCAATAGTGGTGCCGTCCGTCTCCCTTGTCAGATCTCCCAAGGTGTTACTGACATTATTTCCATATCGAATATTCTCACTGTTGATCTTGACGGTTCCCTTGTCAGGGAACCCGGAAGAATCCGCAAGAGGAATGGACGTACTGGCTATGGTAAGATTTGCAGTTATGGTTGTAGCCGCTGTTTCAAAATCGGACGCACTTGTAAGAATAATGGAGGTGATGGAAGAATTAATCGTGGTATCAAGAGTGGTGAGGGAATAGGAGGACGTTGCACCGCCCCACAAGCCAGCACCCCACCCGGTGCCGGAAACCACTGTATCTAGTCCCGTATTAATCTGATAAGCCGCTGAAACGGCAGATCCTCCTCCTGCCGTAGATCCTGACCCAGCACTTCCAGCAGTGCTGATCGTATAGCTGTTTGCATCAACCACCGTCAGTTCAAATTCTGTATTCAACTGGGCAGCGGTAATGCTGTCCGTTGCCGTAGCCCCGGAGAACGTTACGAAATCACCTTCAACGGCTCCGTGGCTGGGAGCGGTTACAGTTACCGTTCCGCTTCCGGCATCTCCGGTCGTAAAGGGATTGGTTCCCAAGGTAACAGTAGTCCGGATAGGGGTGATGTCGTTAAATCCTCCCCCTTCTTCCACATAAAATTTTGATTCCGTCCCGACGCCCATGTACTTGGACCCGTCAAGTGCCGCCCATGTATGAAGGGAGCGTCCTACGCCCTGGATAAGACTGCTGCTCAGACGGGTCCAGCCGCCCATTTTTTCCGGATGACCCTTCCTGAACCGGATTAAATCAGAATCAAACCACCCGTTTTCATTGGCGTAAGCTGTAATTTCCTTGTTGACGCCGGGTCGGAAGGTAATTTTTGACAAAGGCACCGGGCTATTCTCCCAGTTCAGGCCAATCGTATAGTATGCCGGTCTTGTTTCCGTCCTTGTCATGGACTACCCAAAGGGCCGCTACACCAGCAGTATCAGAAGCAGCGTCAACAGCATTTTCCATCTCCGTAGCCTTGGCACGAATTGCATCGCGCCATGTTTGAATGTTTGAAGGGATTGCCGTTTCCTTGTCGGCCTTGCGAATAATCGCCCAATCAGTTTGATTTAACAAAGAACCCTGCTGGGACTTCACTTCGTTCTTCAGGCTGGACTTGACCCCCAGAACCTTATTCTCGCCAGATCCGCTGTCATCAAGAGGTTTGGCAGTGGACGTGATCTTTCCATCGCTGTCCATTGACCATGTATAAAGTCTGGAATCAGGAGGAGTGTCCTCTACTATCTCTGTAATATTCCATTTCTTTCTATCTTCGATACCCCATAGATGCCAGTTGGCAGGGTGCTGAGTTCCATTGGATGCTGTCCACGCCTTTCCCGGAGTTATGGTTATATTGTGATGTTTAAACATTCAGGATCTCCTTTTAAAGTGCTGTTGCTGGAGTTGTAGATGCCCCGCCAAATGGGTTAGCTGCCCAAGCCATGTACATGTAGTGTCCTCCATCTGCATTTATAGAGGCAAGAGTCAATCCGCCTGTTGTTACTCCGGTTGGTTTGAAACCATTAGATAGAAAATCTACCAGATACCCATTATAGGTATTATCAACTTGGGTTGTAGCAGCATCCAGATATTCATCTCTGGGGTTATAGGGGGATCTCTTATCATCCTTTATATGCCATGACTCTCCTACATCTGTTCTGCGTATCATCAGCCATGCAGGAGCAAACCCAGTATAAATCAGTGGGCCATTACCTGAAACTCCATTTCCGGTATAAGATCCAAAAGCACTGAATCCCTCTATTTCTGAAAAACAAAGTGCTACATAAGTATCACCAGATGCATTGACATCATCGTGAGTTCCCACCGAAAATACAGTACTGGTAGGTGCAGTGTCATTCCAGACAGTAGAATCATCTACTATTAAACCAAGATCATCCAGCACCATATAATCGGTTTGAGGATCCGCAGACATACTTGCATGATAGACAAACCAGCTACCTGCATCGTTAGCACGTTCCTTTACGATTATGAATTTAGGAACCGCTCCAAGACCATGACCGAATGTAGTAGCAGAACCTGTGCCTGAATAGGTTGAGATACTGACCCCGCTTGTCGTATCTACAAGAGTTGCTGTAGTATCAGTAGCTCCATCAGCATTTGCAGTGCCTGATCCGGTAGTTTCAATAAACCAATCCCATGAAACAAAGCTTTCCATTGAGGTATTCAT